CCCCTGCCCATTCACGCAGGATTCAGAACACCAGCACATTCGTCTGCGGACAAATGTACACCTATTCCTGCTCCATCTCAGCAATCGATCCGAAAACTGGGAAGGTTCTAAAAACAACACACGCACGATCACTTTCATTCAAACACAAATAAAAATGGGTTGCATACTTCTGGAAATCTCTCTCCACAAGTACATTCTTCTCAATGATCCGAAGGCGAGGGAAATCATCATGACACAAAGCTCGCTCACGATAGTTGAAAACAGAATCGAGATTTCTTCCGTTTCTGACATTGTTTCGCAATCGTCTCATCAAGGTTGGTTCAAAGGCATTACACTCCTCAATCACCTCAATCATAACGGCACGGAACTCCTCACTACCATGCAGCCAAGGATCGACCTCATTCCAGAATCGGCGACCACCAGGGTGAACTGGCATCGCAGACATTGCTTCCTCTTGTTCTTGATGTTCTTCATCTTCTGCGCATTGCGGACATCCATACAGACACATAGATCCATGTGGACACGGACAACGCACTGGAGGAGAACACTGATAGTAGGCCGTCTGCATACCCATTGCCTCTTCAATGTTTCGAAGCATGGTCTGAATCCGAGGTTGCAATCGAAATTGCACACAGTACTTTCGAACAATTCTCACCACACGATCGTACTCTTCTTGATCATTCCACATTGCTAGCTCGCGCAAGCCATTCTCGATGTTCGTCACAATCTGAGTGTCATGATCCAAGTGATCTCGATGCCAAAAGAAAAGCTCATGGATAGTTTGCTTCTCTATGTGTCCCAAACGGAACGCACCCCACTGAATTTTGAAACCACGCTTCAGAAAAGTTGCCTCTTCCAAAGGCTTCAAACGTGCGGGGCCCGTCTTGTCCTCGCTGGTGTAAGTCATCCCAATGGTGTTCATCTTCGCACTGAATTGGTTAAAATCATACGGCGCATCAACATTCACAGCAATCACAGAATCATCCCCATATGTCACAGGGCGAACAACATCTCGCACCTTCTGCAAGGCCTTCGCAAAAGTAATGTTGTCCGCTTCTTGAATGATCTTCCCAGCCGAATAAAAACACACAGCCAAGTTGTAGACTGAATTGGCAACAGCTGTCGCAGGACAACCTGAAGCCATGCCATGTTCCAGAGAAATCACACAGTCACGCAAAGCTACATTCGCATGAGTCACGTCACGCCACAATCTCC